ATCTGAACCAGAATCAGAAGAAGAATCTGAACCAGAATCAGAAGAAGAATCTGAACCAGAATCAGAAGAAGAATCTGAACCAGAATCAGAAGAAGAATCCGAACCAGAATCTGAACCAGAATCTGAAGAAGAATCTGAACCAGAAAATTAATATTTTTAGTTAAAAATTTTAAATATATTATTTCAAAAATAATATATTTATTTTATATATAATAAATAAAATTATGGCTTTAATGAATGGAAATATGGATGAGAATTATTTTAGAGCTATTATAAAAAATATCGGTTATGTTTATGATGATCTTTTTGATAAAAAAGATATAGAATTAATTGAAAAAAATACTTTTTTTGATGCTGATGAAGATGATTTCCCAGAAGAATTAACTAGTAATGGTTTAAAAAAATCAGATGCAAAAAATTTAGATACTACTATGTGGCAAAATTGGAATAATAATGTTAGTCACTCATTTGAAAAAATTTATTCAAAATTAATTTGCTGTCTTGGTAGAAAAAGTGGTACAAAAAAAAATTTAGCATTAGATATACCTGTTTATAAAAATGGTAAAATTGAGTTAGATAAAAGAACATATAGTATTGAAAGTGCTAAAGAGTCATGTAATTTTGGCGGTAATAATTTTTATGATGATAATTCTACACCAGAAGGTTATAATTCACATTGTGAAGCTTTAATGAATAAATATTGTTTATTTTTACAAAAATATGATCCAGAAAATCCATTAATTGATGATTTATGTGGTTGTATTTTAGGTAAAAAATATATTTCACCTGCTTTATTAGAACCTGCTAATGCAGCAGCATTAGGTATGGTTGTAGGTCAAAGAAATTGTGGTATTGGACAATGTATTGCACCAAATGCATATAAAAGACAAGGTGATAGAGAACAATGTGCTAGTGAAATTAATATTTGTTCTAATAATATAGATGTTTCTGATATTACAGCAAATTCAGCAGAATTTGAAAATATTACATTAAATAATGATTGTGGTGGTAATAAAATAGCAGCACCACCATCAAATAATGTAAGTATACCAGAACCAGAACCAGAACCAGAACCAGAACCAGAATCAGCACCATCATCAGAACCATCATCAGAACCATCATCATCAGAACCAGCACCATCATCAGAACCAGCAGCACCATCATCAGAACCAGCAGCACCATCATCAGAACCAGCAGCACCATCATCAGCACCAGCTGAACTTGGTTTATGGGCAAAATTTGTTAGATGGATTAATCGTTTATTCGGAATTGAAGGTTTTTCACCAAAAAATAATAAATTTGATCAAATATATAGTGTATTTTCTATTATTGTTATTTATATGTTAATTTTTAAAGATCCATTAAATGTTCAAAATAAAATTAGAAAAATGTTTTAATTTAAGTCCTTAATTTAAACTTATTTTTTAAAAATAAATTTAAATCTTTACATCTTTTTATAAAGATCTAACAAATCCATAATCATAAATCTGTATCTTGCACTAATTCTTTCTTTTTCTCCTTTCAATCTTTTTAATACTTCTAATTTCTCTTCAAATACTTTTTTATCATTAATTTTTGTTAAAAATTTACATAAACATTCAATATATTTCTCTGTATCTGTATCTTCGGATTCTAATTTATTAAATAAATAATCAATATAATATCCTAATGTTGTTCTGTCTACAATATTAATATGATATAATGATGTGATAAAATTAAATAATCCAATAAATCTTGTTTTATCTTGAACATTTTTACAAAATAAATCATAATTTTTATCAAGCATTCCCATTTCATATTTATTTTCTAATAAATTAATTAAATCTTTGAAAATTTTATCAAATAATGTTTTTGATTCATTACTATGAAAATTTTGATAAACTTCTGCATAAAGATCACAGAATGTTGGTTGAGAAATTGCTTTATTTAATAGATTTTTAACAGTATAATCTAATAAAACATCTTTTTTCTCTTCCAAAATAGCTTTAATAATTGTTGTTATTGGTTTAATATTATCTTTTGAAAGTTTATTCAAATTACCATTAATTTTTTTCTCTAATTCAGCTTTATTAAATGTTTTTAATTTTTCTAATCGTTTTTTATTCACATTTAAATTGATTTTTGTACGAATATTTAAAACATTCAAAGCATTTTGTGGAATATATGTTTTTCTTCCAGAATGTCTCTGATTATAAAAATAATTTACATCATAAGTTTTTACTTTTTGTTGTTGTTGTTGTTTTCTGAATTTACTCATATTGATTTATTCAATATATAAAATATATATATTATAAATTTTAAATTTTTCAAGGTTGATTTTAATAAAGGTTTTGTAATTGGGAACTTATAAATAAAATAATGATAAATTTTAATTTTTTTTAATTACTAAAATTGAAGATGATTCTGAAAAGATCTAAATTTTTTTTCAATTTTTCTATCATTCTTAGAAACATAATATCTTCTTTTTTCTTCCATTGCTAATTCTTCTTTTTTTTTAATTTCCATTTTCATTGCTTCTTCTGGAGTTATTTTAAAATTTTGATTTTTTCGTTGTCGTTGATATTCTTCAACAGATTTAAAATTTTTAGTACGATGATTTTGCATGTTTTTGGTATCATATTCAGTATAAGCTCTTTGAAAATCAGAATAATTAGAACCCCTTTTCCCAACATTTTGTGAAAAATCTTTAACATATTTTAATCCTAATTTTTTATAATTATCAGTAGTTAATTCAATTGGTTCTGGTTCTTGATATACTTGAATTTGTAGTTTTTCTTTTTTTTTATTTTTATTTCTTCTTTGAATTTCATCATAATCTAATCTTTCTTTACTTCTTTTTGTTTCATATCCTCTATCATCAGCATCATTAATTTTATGTATTTCAAAAATTTTATTAAATTTATTACTATCTAAATTTTTATCATTTGGATTAATTTTTATTTTATTAAATTCTCTATCTAATGATTCAGTTTGAAAATCACGAGTAGAAGTATATTTATCAAAAGTTCTTTGTTCTTTTTGTAATTGTTTTTGTTGATTTATTTTATATTTATATAAATATGAATATGCATTTTTAATTATTTCAAAATTTATAGCATTACCACCACGATCTGGATGATTTTTCAAAACTAATTTTTTAAAATTTTCCCGAATTTCTTTTAAATCGGCATCATAAGATATACCTAAAATTTTGTAAGGATCAAGTTCCATTAATATATATAGTTATATCTTTTTTATTAATTTAATTATCTAAAAATTTTGAATAATCAATATTTGGATTAAATTTTTTTAAATTTATTTTTTTTTTATTTTTTTTTTTAAAAAATAAATTATTTTTATTAGTTGTATCTTCAGGCATTAAATTAATATTTTCTTTAGTTTTATTTGGAATTAATCTATCGAATTGTGAAGTATATACTTGTTCTTTATTTATTAAATAAGAATTAATTCTGTCAGTATGCATATCTTTATTAATAGTTTGATATTTAGCGAATATCATATTATTTATTTTATCATCTTTTTTTTTAATTTCAAGAAGATTTTCTGAAAATTGATTTCTATCTAAATATTGAGGATTATTTTTTTGATTATATTCATTGAATTTATTATCTTTTTTCTCATTATATGAACCTCTTGTATTTATATTAAAAAATTGTCGATCTAAGTTAATATTTTTGATTTTAGAAGATTTTTCAGATATATTTTTTTTCTCCATAGAATATATATTATATATATTTTATTTTTAAAATGACTTTATTTAACTACATATATATTCTATTCTTTATTGCTCGTTGTTATGATAATTATACATATGCTTATTATTTTTATCGATGTGCAAGATATTTATTAAAAAAAAGAGATATTAAAAAAACTAATATTGAAGATGATTATATTGTAATCAATATCCAAAGTAATAATATTTCAAAATATGATACTACAACTGCTACTGCTGGTGAAAATGAAACAGTAAATAATTAAATGAATTAAATATTTACATTTAAATATATATATCCTAAAATGGTAAAAGAAGCTACTACTAGACAATTAGTTATCTCTATAGTTAAAAAAAAAATTTATGGAAAATATGTTAAATATACAAATGGAAAATCTGGAAAAGGAGATGATGAATTAATGAGAGATTTTATTAATGAATTAACAGAATTTCAAATTTTAATTCAAGAAAATGATGATGAAAATTTATTTTATAGAAAATTAGTAAGTTTTAATGGAAAAAATTTCGAAGAATATATGACTCTATTAGTAAAATATAATAAATTATTTTAAAGACATACTAATCTATCCATATCTAAACAATAACATTCGGAAACATAATGAGAACATTCATATTCTTCACATTCACATAAATAATCACAACATATCATATTTTTATGAAGAACATTTGAACAAAAATGACATTGAAAATAATTTAAAATAATATCACTAATATCTTGATAAAAATAAATATCCAAAATATTCAAAATATCATTTTTAATATTACAATTATTTTCAATAATACCGCAATAATTACAAACTGATTGCATTTTTATTATTATATAATATTTCAATTTTATTAATATATTTAAAATTGAAATTATGAATTAATTAAAAAATGATTAAAAATTTATCCAATGATGATTTAGATCATGAATATATTACTTTTGATATAGATACACATTATATCAATAGTTTAAGACGAATATTATATTCTAAAAGTCTTGGTAATTGTTTTAATCAAAAAGATATTGCAATTGTAGAAAATAATACAATGATGAATAATGAAATTTTAAGACACCGAATATCATTAATACCTATAAAAACAATATATAATTTAACATGTGAATTAATAATAAAAAATACAAGTAAAAAATTATTAGATGTTTATTCTGATGATATAAAAATACTAAAAGGTCGAATGTGCGGCAAGGCGAGGTACACCAAGGGAGGTGAAATTAAAAAAAATATTTTAATTATTCAATTAAAACCAGATGAAAAAATTCATATGAAAATGAATTCTTCAAAATATTCTGGTAAGAAATCAACAATATATAGACCATTTTC